ATGAAATATCGATTTATTCTTTTATTATTACTTGCACTGATGGGGATGTTTATAGGTGTCGTTATGACAATTAATGGACCGGTGCACGGCATAGATGCGTTCTTTCTAACCATTGCTACAAACATACATAATCATGAGCTGGTGATTCGAATTTTAGAAGTTACTTCATTTTTTGCTTCAAAGCCAATGATTATTATTCTATCCCTTTTACTTGTTGGAGTATTAGGTTTCAACAAGCGTGACACTGTAGGTGCTGTGACTGTACTGGCTTTTGTTTTAAGCGGTTATTTACTGAACAACGCCGTAAAAGCATGGATTGAACGACTACGTCCGACATTGGGAGTAGAGGGATACAGCTTTCCAAGTGGTCATGCCATGCTGGGTTTGATGCTTTATGGGTTTTTATTGTTTTTTATTATTTTTTATGTGAAGAATGAGACGGTTAGAAAGGCTTCAATTATCGTTTTTAGTTTACTGATTTTATTCATTGGTGTCAGTCGTTTCCTATTAGCTGAGCACTATATGACAGATGTTTTGGGTGGCTACTTACTAGGTGGTTTTTGGCTGACAGTGGGTTTGCTGTTTTATACGTTAGTAAAAGCTTATTTAACACCAACTGCTCCAATGGATTCAAAGCAATATATGGGATGAAAAAATCCTGGTCTAGATTATTAGACCAGGATTTTTATCGTATCCAAATTTAACTGTATTACTCATGCTTTATAAAAAATGTAAAATTTAAATAAGAAACATTGCTACGACGGTCGTGACAACTAATCCAATTGCCACGGGCTTTAAGTTTCTGCGCGCTAGCTCAAACGGACTCACACCACAGATAGCCGCAGCGGGGATCAATGCCCAGGGAATTAGAGTACCGCCGCCCATAAAAGACATATAATCATTTCGCTGATACAATAATGATTTCTCTAGGTTTTCCTGTTCCTCTTTTATATTCTTCTTTGGTATCAATAACGATTTGCGTAAAAATGCTATTCATTAACTGCTTTCGTTCATGATCAGTAGAGTATTCCCATACAGTATCGATGTTAGAGATAATATATTTTGTTTCTTCATTGGCAGTTTTGCTACTTCGATTTATACTTTTCAATTCTTTATTGATCTCTTTTTCTCGTTCTCTAAGTTGGTTAGATTTTTTTATCAACTCGTCAATGTCGATAATATCATTTTCGTACATCTTCTTTTGTTTATCTAAAAGTTTTTCAAGATTTTTCAATTCATTAGTCAATTCATTGATTTTTTCATCTGAGTAATTAGATGAATCAGTCGAATTATATATATTTCCAACCAGTTTATCAAACATGCTAAAAATTGTTTTTGTTAAGTTATCTTCTAAAATAATATGACTAGTACAATTCTTGCCGGCTTTTTTTCCAGAGCATCTGTATGTCTTTTTACCAGCTGATTTATGACCCGAAAGAGAATGACCGCATCGTGCGCATTTTAGTAGGGTTGAGAAATAATAATTACTAGTGTGCTTTTTTCCTCCACCATTTCTTCTTTTGTCCAGTAGATCTTGTAAAGCCCAAAATTCTTCTTTAGAAATAATCGGTTCATGACTGCCTTCATATAGAGTTTGCTCTCTGGGTGGTTTTTTATAGTCTTTGGAGTTTTGATTAAAGGTTAAGTATCCGGCGTAAACGGGATTGTTGGCAATATCTCTTACTGAGTCTACATGCCATTCTCCACCTTTACGAGTTGAAAAGCCTTTGTTTGTTAAATGTTTAGCCAACGTATAAAAGCCAAAGGTTGTTGTTTGTTTGAAAATTTCTTGTACAACTGCTTTTTCTTTATCATTAACGACTAATTTCTTTTCAACGATTTTATATCCGTAAGGAGCCATGCCGCCTTTCCACATACCAAGCTTTGTTTTTTTCTCCATACCTAAACGTACACGTTCACCTAAATTTTCACGTTCCCATTGAGCGATAGCTGCTACTAGTGTTATAAATAAACGTCCCATAGCATTTGTTGTGTCATATACTTCAGTAGCACTTTTGAACATACAGTTATTATCATCGAGTATCTTTAAGATTTTATATAAGTCCATAACAGAGCGTGTCAGCCGATCTAAGCGATAAACTAATAAAACATCAATATTTCCTTGCTTCAATGTGTCCATCATTTTTTCAAAAGCAGGTCGTTGCAAATCTTTAGCTGAATAACCTTCATCAATGTACTTATCTACTAACTCCCAACCTTGAGATATGCAATATGCTTCTAGCTTTTCAATTTGAGCAGCAATTGAAAAACCGTGTTTGGCTTGTTCATCAGTTGATACCCTTACATAGACAATACATTTCATGGAGCATCCTCCTAGAATTTAATATCAAGGGGTGGCATGTACCAAACTAATTTCCCTTTAATATGAATAGGCGTATGTTCTTGCGTTTTGGCATCATAGTATTGGGTTTTGTGTTTTGGATTGAAACTTTCCGGCTCAAGAGTAATACCGTTTTGGAACTTAAAAAATCTTTTTAGTGTTGCATCATAGCCATTTACTGCCACAGCTGCCACATCACCATTACGGACTTCTTGAGTAGGATCAATTAAAGCTAAGACATTAGGAGGAATGAGTTTATTCATACTATCACCATTAACTGTTACTAAAAAAGCATTAGGATATCTTTCTGCTACTTCTACTGGAACATTAACCCATTCTTGAATTGGAGCCATATCTAAAGGCAAACCAGCCGCAATAGATCCTAATAAAGGCATTCTTACTGAATGACCTTCAATATTTTTAGGTGCGTGTGGTTTCTTTGATAAAACATCCATTTTATCTTCGATAATATCACTTTTTAAAATTCCAAAATGATCTGCGATTTTTTGAATAGCACCCATTCTAGGATCTTTAACTTCATTTTCCCAAGTTGATACAGCTTTATCAGAAACACCAGCTATTTCTGCTAATTCTTTTTGGGATAAGTTATGTAGTTCTCTTAATTTCTTAATATTTTTCCCTATGCTCATTTTTATTACCTCCGACCTAATTTATATACAATATATTATACCAAAAGTAGAAAACATTCAATCAAAAGTAGAAAAAATTCTACTTTTATAGAAAAAACAGAGAACTTATTGTAGAATTTAATGTTTTTTAATTAGTTGACATTCTACTTTAGGTAGATTATTATGTGGTTGTGAAGGAAAATAAGTGAGGTGATAAAGTTGAAATTCACTTTAAAACAAGCAAGATTGCTTAAAGGTCTCACTCAAAAAGAAGTCGCAAAAAAGCTAGGTGTCCATGTGCAAACTTACAGTAACATGGAAAAGAACCCTGATGATGTAACAATAGGAGAAGCAAAATTAATTAGCGAAATATTGGGGTTCAGTTATGATTTTATTTTTTTTAGTGGTGATTCTACTTTAAGTAGACTGACTAACGGTGATTCTACTTTTTAAAGTAATCGCCGTTAGCATCTAATTTTATGATTTGTCCTGTCACTCCTTCCACATATGCTTTATCGAGGTGATAACTTATGGATCTTAGTGCATTTCAAATGACAGAAGAAAAAATTAGAAAAATAAGACCCATTGTTGAGAGAGCTCTTTCAAGAAAGTATGGGAAAGAAATTAAAATTTTTGAAATGACTGTTGGAGGGATAACCGTAAAAATTCAACAGGAGGGGAGTTAATGATTAATCACAAGCAAAAAAAATCCTCAAAAGTTGAGAAGACAACAAGTGAGGAAACAGAAAAGTGGAATAACCTTTTGAAGCAAAATTTAATTAATCTCGGTATCGCATCATTTGCTTTAATCGTGTCAATATTTACGGTGCTTATTATTTTGATAAGTAATTAATTAGTAAAGAAACTAAACTGGTTAGTAATGCAAAAACTGAAATTATTCTTGTTACTAAAAGATTTCCTTTTTCCCAAAGAGCTTTTTTACCGTCGGTAGTAATGATGTAAAAATCACTATGAGTTGGGAGTGGAAAACCATTAATTTCAACCCAATGATCATTGAGAGGGCTTATAAAATTATAATCAGCCATGTATTGTAGGTGCTTGTATGTAGGTTTAATTTTTACTTTTCCAAATATAGATGCTATCTGAAGTCTCAAATAAATAGATAGATTCATACTATTCACCTCCTTCATAGGAAGATTATACTAAAAAATTCACAAGGAGTAACAACATGAAAGCACAAGTATCAAAACGTATAGAAAAATTGTAGCTGATATGAAGCGTAAAGGGTTCAATGTGGATATTGTATTTCGTTATATCAAAAGTGATAAGAAGTTAACCGAAGGGAGGTGATGAAGTTGACAATTAGCAAAGAAATTCTGTCCTACGTGGCTGATGGTGACACTCACATTAAATTGGATAGCATTGAGTACAGTACGGATCTAAGAGAGATTATCACAGTTGGTTATATGCTTGAGCACCCACATGATTGAAGGGAGGTGAAGCGATGCAACAGGTAGAGAATCCAATAGTCACTGATGTTGAAAAAGATCCACAGATATATGGAATTGATGCAGCTGGTAATGAAGTATTTGTAGGAGAAGAGATTTTTCAGGCGGATGAGGAATTTATTCTGGCTGAAGTTGTAACGAAGGAAGTTGAAGAGTTTTTTAAGGCTCTAGGTATAGAAAAGGTTGTAGCAAAATAAAAATGCCTTACTCAATAAAGTAAGGCACAAAGCAGGCAATGCTGCTCCGAAACTTAGACAATTTCAGAGTACAGCAATTGTTCTTAAAAAGCAAATGGAGGTAGCACATGAATATTTCTTTTCTAGAAATGCGCATTGAAAACTTTAAGAACCACCATGTACTCACAGTTAACTTTAATGATATGACCAAAATTGAAGGCAAAAACGGTGCAGGTAAGTCCAGTATAGGGGATGCAGTGACGTATGTTTTATACGGAACGGATGCATTAGGGACTAAGCTAGATCCGCGACCAGTTGGTTGTGACGATAAGGTTGAAACGAAAGTAGAATTGCTCTTGAAAGTAGATGAGCAACAAATTCTCCTTGGCCGTATTCAAAAGAAAACAGCAAAGTATTATGTGAATGAAGTGCCCGAAAAAGCAACACGGTTTAATGAAATTGTTGAAGGGTTATTTGATAAAACATTATTTCTATCGTTATTTAATCCAACCTATTTTTTTACACAACACTGGCAAGATCAACGGAAACAACTACTCAGCTATGTAAGTGAGCCTTTAAATAAAGAAGTACTTGCAGGGTTACCCAGTGTATCTCAAAGTCAACTGGAGCCTCAATTAAAGAAACATTCTTTAGATGACCTTGAAAAGTTACATCGAGATCGCTTTAAAAATCAAGATAAGGCATTAGAGCGAGCGAGTGAACGTGTGGTTACGCTTAAAGAGCAAGTGAGTAATAACGATTACAATATAAATGAGCATGAATTGAAAGAAAAAATCGACGTTTTGAGTAAAGAGTTATTGGAATACGAAAATCGTAATATAAATGTTCACCAACAAAGCAGAGAGAGAAGTCGTTTAGAGCTTCGAAGCGAATCATTAAAAGGTGAAATTCAACGTCAAAAAGACATTTTAACAGCAATAAAAACAGAAACACTGGACGAGCATTGTGCTACGTGTGGACAAGCATTGGATGAAAAATCAATAGCTAAGGTGAAGCAGCAACGCCAGGCGCGTTATAACACTGAAGCTGACAAAGGCATTAAGTTGGTGCAGGAGCTTAAAGATGTAAATGAAAAGCTAAATGAACTGCCAGAGCCAGTTGAAGAAAATCCTGCAGAAGCTTCACGCCTTGTGAAGATATATGGTGAGCTGAATAATTTACGTGATCAACTAGGTGATATAAATCGAACAAAAGAGCTGCTTGAGAGTATTGCGACTGCTGAAGAAAATCAGCATAGCATCCGTAAAGAGCGTAACGAATCGCTTGTGCTTATTGATGCAATTAAATCGTTCCGTACAAAACGATCTGAACTAATGGTTCACAAGATAGATAGTTTATTTACAACCATTTCTGTTCGACTGTATGAGCAATTAAAAAACGGAGAAGAGCGTGCAACTTTTGAAATTGAAAGGGATGGAAAGCCATATAGCAAGCTTTCTACGGCTGAAAAGATAAAAGCTGGATTAGAGCTAATTGAGGTTCTGTCTAAGCAGTCAGAGGTTGTGACACCGACATTTGTCGATAACGCTGAAAGTATTTTGAATTTCACCAAACCATCTGGACAAATCATTGTTGCTAGAGTGGTAGATAAAGAGCTTGAGATTATAGGTGTTTCACTAAAGGAGGAAGCAATTAATGAGTAAAAATCAAGTAACAAACGTTAATACACAAGCAGTAGTAGGGAATTTCACTCAATCGGAGCTAGATACAATTAAGCAAACCATTGCAAAAGGAACTACAAATGAGCAATTCTCATTATTTGTTCAGACGTGCGTTAACTCTGGATTAAACCCTTTCTTGAACCATGTACACTGCATCGTTTATGACGGAAAAGCCGGACCAACAATGAGCATTCAAATTGCGGTTGAGGGTATCTTATTTCTTGCTCGCAAAACGGAAGGTTATAAAGGAATCGATGCCCAAATCGTTCATGAAAACGATGAGTTTAAATTTAACGCTGCTAAAAAAGAAGTTGTACATGAAATTGGATTTCCACGAGGGAAAATCATTGGGGGATATGCAATCGCAAAGCGAGAAGGATTCGACGATGTGGTTGTAGTGATGGAATCAACAGAAGTAGAACATATGAAAAAAGGTCGAAATTCAACGATGTGGAATCAGTGGTTCTCAGATATGTTCAAAAAACACATTATGAAGCGTGCAGCTAAAATTCAATATGGTATTGAAATTGCAGAAGACGAGCCGGTGACAAGTGCTGCAACAGAATCAGTAAGCTCTTATCAATCTGGTCGAGTTGATATTACTCCATCAACTGCTCAAATTACAGTTGGCGAAACAGAAGTAATTGATCCAGATGAAGAATTAAAAACAAAATGGACTGAAGTGTACGGCAAAACAGAGAAGTTAGGTTGGAATCGTAATCAAACAAGCGATTATATCAAAACGAAAATGAAAAAGAATCCAAAAGAATTAACGCTTCAAGAGGTTGTTGGATTGCTGAAATTATTGGATTTTGAATTGAAACAACAGCCTGCTCAAAAAGAAAATTTTGATGATTTAACACATGAATTTGAGGAATTTAAGCAAGAAACGCTTCTGTAAGTAAATGGAGCACACAATTACAATTCCTCACTGTTATAAATGGATGGCTAAAGGTAATAAAAAGCTGTATCTCCAATATGTTAAAGGCTATGTTGCTAGAAGTCATCCAGAGTTACAGCCCGTTCGAATTGAAGGTCATAAAGTAATTTGTAAAGTGAAATGAGGTGAGACGATGCCTGAACCTTTTTATTTTCCTATCCACTCAGGTCTATTATCACCAGAGCATAGAGAACAAATCGGTGCTGCAATATGGGAGTTTATCTGGTTTATCTCAAAGACAACCAAAGAGTTTCAGGAAGGTGATGAAAGGCTGGGTATCGTTCTTGGAGGGAAGCCGATAAAGCATGCGGAAATTGCAATAGATTTAGGTGTGAGTGAAAGCACTGTGAAGAATCATGTGAATCGATTGAAGAAATACAAATACATTGAAACGAAACGTGCACCTTACGGAGAAATTTATTATGTGAAAAACTCGAAAAAGTTCAAGCCAAAGAGACAGGCAAGAAATGGTCTATCTCTTAATGAGAGAAAGGTAAAAAACGACCTATCTGAAACAAGAGATAGACAAAATTTTACCGAGAGACAGACAAAAAATGGTCTATGTAATAAAGATATAAAAGATATAAAAAAAGAAGAAGAGGAAGTGCTCATGATAAACAGTAGTGATTTTCAAAAAATCGCAGATAAATTTATTCAACGAAGAGCAAAAGGACTCGTCTTATCGAAGATGGATGAAGCAGCTATTTATAGATTGTTAGAAGATCATATTCCTGTAGACAAGGTTTTATTCTTAATCGATAAAATTTTTGACGAATATAAGCCGAAACATCGATTAGATTATATCGCCAAGTTCGAATATGTCGAAAAAGGTGTACTAGATCGCTATCACAAAGAAAAAAAGAAAGCGAGCAATTTAGATGCGTTGGATGAGATTGCTAAGAAATACGAAATGGAGTGAGTTGAATGACCAGTAAGGAAACTATAAACATCTTACGTTATATAGCAGAAGCTTATCCTCATTTTGATATTACAGAACAGCGTGTTGCGGTATGGATTGAACAGCTTAAAGCAGTAGATTACGAGAAAGCATTTGCCAAGCTTAAGAAACATGTGTCGCAGTGCAAGTTTCCTCCTACAATTTCTGAGATTTATGTACAGGAAGAAAAATCACGTGTAAACCGTGCACACCTTGAAAAAATGCGTAAATTGAGAGGTGAGGACTTCTATGAGCGTTACTATGCAGACTTTGGAAACGAGGTACAGTATTGAAGCTGAATGCACGCTCCTAGGGAGTATCTTACTACAACCAAGTATTCTGCAAGAAATTAACGTGAAGCCGGAGCACTTTTATGATCCAAGGAATAGCGAAATCTATTCCTGGATGCTTCAGCTGGCGGAAATGAAGAAGCCTATTGACTTTGTAGCACTAGTAAACATAGCTGGTAATGAAAAAATGGAGAATGTCGGTGGAGTTACATACTTGATGCAACTAACAAACGCGGTGCCGACAACAGCCAATTTCGACTATTACGCAGAAGTCATTTTAAATCTGTGGAAGCAACGAGCTGTTCAAAATGTCTTGCAACCATTTGAATCAGGATCTACACAAGATGTTGATATTCAAAGCATTATTCAGCAGCTAAACAAGATTGATACCACAGGAACGAAAGAGCGCTTTGATTTATCTTCAAAGTTATCAGACTTGTACGAGTTACCCGATACCCCAGTTCCAGCAGGATTAAGTGGTATCCCTTCGGGTTTTAAAGATTTAGATGAAATGACAGACGGGTGGCAAGATGAGGATTCTATCATTATCGGCGCTCGCCCTAGTATGGGTAAGACAGCTTTCATGTTAAATATTGCAGGAAACGCTGGTTTGAAAGGAACTATACCATGTGTTTTTTCACTGGAAATGAGCGCAGATAGCTTAATTAAACGTATGTTATCAGCCATTGGTGGAATTGACGGTAACAAAATTCGGAATCCATTCAACTATTTTGATGATAAAGACCGCGTTAACTGGGTGAAAGCAATCGGCATCTTGGAGCGCATGCAGATGCAAATCTTTGATAAGCCTGGGCAAACGGTCAATGAAATGCGCGCGCAGGTCAGGCAAGTGCAAAAAGATTATCCAGGTAAAAGCCTGTTAGTTATGATTGACTATTTAACGCTCATACGACCACAACATGATCATAACGGAAATGCTCATTTGCAAGTATCAGAGATTTCAGCAGCGCTTAAAGCTATGGCAAAGGAATTTAAAGTGCCGGTCATTACATTGGCTCAGCTGTCTCGTGGGGTAGAGAGCCGAGCAAATAAGCGTCCAATGATGTCCGACTTACGAGAATCAGGCAGCATTGAACAAGATGCAGATGTAATTGGCTTTCTTTACCGCGATGAGTACTACGACAAGGATAGTGATAAACGAAACATCTTGGAAATTGATATTGCTAAGCAGCGTAATGGTCCAACTGGTGTAGTAGAGCTATTGTACTTGAAAGAGCAAAACAAAATATTAGATTTATCACGAAAAAATACAGGGAAATGAAGGTGATGTCATGGCAGTTTTAAATCTAGCTGTTCAAAAGAGACGAGACTTTTTGATTAATGAGCTCGTGAAGTTTGGCTACTTTAAAACGACTGAAGGGAAGCAGTTGTATGAGTTAACTCTTTCAGAGTTAGAGCACATTCACATTACGGTTAAATGTAAGTTTGGTAAACAGATGCAGGAGGACGAGTGAATGGCGATTGATTCAAAAGAAATTGATAGAGTCGTAGATGACTTTGAAACAAAAGCTTCTGAGATTCATGAAATTATAGACAAGCTTCCTGCAGAACAGCAGGCATTTTATAAAGGTAAGGTTCAAGGCTTGGAATACGCAGCAAAAGTCGTTAGGACGGTGATGGTTTAATGAGGTTTGTGGGGATTGATCCATCAACTAAAACAGGTTTTGTTGCGTTAGACGAATATGGTCAGGTTTTAAAAGCGAAGGAGCTAACAGGTGTAGGTTCTCAAGATCCCAAAAGAATGGTCACACTGCTTCACGAAATTAATCTACACTTACAGTCCGGTGACAACATTTGCGTTGAAGGTTTTCCATTTGATACACAAAAAGCGATGTTTGCTGGGGGGCTACATCACGGGATACGAAACGAGTTGTATAAGCGAAAGTTAAAGTATCACGAAATAGCGCCAAATGCTTTAAAGAAGTTTGTGAACGTTACCGGATGGATAGGAGAAGAAGGGAGTAAAAAACGGCTCACTGGTAAGGAAAAGAAAAAAGCAGTCATGACAGCCGTTGAGCAACATTTCAGCTTTAAGCATGCAAGTGATAACGTAGTTGATGCCTATATTTTAGCGAGGATTGCGTGGCACCTACATCATCAAGAATTGTCATTAACTCGTTATCAACGAGAAGTACTAGCTAAGGTGACATCATGAACAGAAGGCAGCTTAAAAAGATTGTCTACTCACTGACAGAGCCGCAGTTAAATAAGTTGATACGTGATCACGAAAGTCGTGGATGGGTGCAAGCGAGTGATATTAAAGAGCACGGTTATGGGGTTGGCGTTCTAATGACATTTGGAGAAAAGGGAGAGATGAAGGATGCAAGTAACTGTTAAAGCAAATTTCAACAAGCAGACTAAGGATAGCAAGAAAGAGCTCGTCCAGTTTTATGTGAAAGGGGAAGACGAGAAGAAACAGGAGCTTAACCAGCTTACTCGTGAGGTAGTTGAACTAGAAATTGAAGGTGTAGATCAAAAGCTTACTTGTGAGTTTAGCAAAACAACGAAAGATAATAAGAAAACAACGCTTGAGTTCATTGTCAAAGGTGATACGTCAGCCGAGCAGTCGTTTAATTTCTACAAACGAGCAGGATCAGACGTTACGTTGAATATTGTTGAATCGCAGATGAGTATTGATGAGTTTTATGAAGAGCATGAAGGTGTGGAGTATCAAGTGGATCAGGGTGGCAATGTGAATGTAAGTCCTGGTCAGATGTCATTGGATGATGTTAAAGATGAAGCCAAAGAAGCGTTAGAAGAAATTTCTCATTAAAAATAAATTAATGAAAGCACATATATAATATTAATTTTCTTTTCCAGGTACGCGCGCTGCATTTATAGTTACTTTACGCGCGCCTCCTGGCCTCATTAAATTAATATATCCTTTATTGTTTTTAAAGAAAAATCTTTAAACTCTTACGATTTAATTTTTGAAGTGATAATAACAGCAATAGACTTCTTAAAAAAATGAACACTTCCAAAAATGAAAATAGCAAATTTCAAACTGATGTAAATGTTCACGGTTATTAATAGTTCCAATTATATCTCTCCTAGAATGAGGCGGAGTGGGATATATTATAATAAATGTATGCTTCTTTAGTTAAATAGATGATAGCATTTAGTAATTTTATAGGAGGGAGTTATATTGACACAAATGTCGTTTGTACTTCCCGAAATTGACCGTAAAGAGACCCAACAAGCTGTAGAGAACGAGCTGGAAAAGTATCGCCTGTTTAAGTACTTAGAGTTTGAAGAAAGAGAAGCTTCCATTACAGCCAGCTCTGAAGAACGATTTCATGGCCCAACTAATCAAACAAGCGACCAGACAGGCTCCATTGCTATTTACAACGCAGATCAGCGAAAAATGAGACATGCATTCATCAATCGTGTGGAAAGAGCAGTGGCTCGGTTGCCAAAACTGGAGCGCTTTCTGATTGAAGAACGGTACATGTCCATTGAATCTGAATACATCACTGATTACAACGTATACTGTCATAAATTCCAACCACCTATAAGCGCAGTTACGTACGATAAAATTAGATGGAAAGCCTTCTATCGAGTGGCATTAAACCTAAATGTCGCTGTATTCAAGCAAGGTGTTTAAAAATAATTTAAAAAGATTAATAAAATATTTTAAAAACACTTTAAGATATTAGGTTTTATCCATGATAAATTTGTATTATCAAGAAAATATTCATAGAGGGCGTTCCTGTTTTGCAGGAGCGTCTTTTTTACATCTGAATGTATTTATATTAAAAGTAAATAAAAACGTCATATGAAAGAATCTGACGTGTCAAAATCAAATGTAAGAAGGTGATTGAAATGAAAATTCGAAGCTAACTTAAAATGAATAATTCAATCAATTAGAAAAAGTGAATAACAACAAAAAGCAAAGTATAAAAAACTGGAAGAGAATTAGCGTTAATTAGGATATTATACCATTTAATTGTGAAAAAAATCCCTTTATAACTACATTTTATGATATTATTAGACAGAATCGTGAAAGTGAAAGGATGTCTAATATTTGAAAACTGTAAAGTTTATTATTTTTTTAGTAGGAATAGCTTTGGTAAACTATGTTGGAGGGATACCAACAGACGCACGAAATTTATTTATTTCGCATACTATATTTTTAGCTCCTTTACTTGTCGATTTTTATGGGTTACTTAAAGTTCAAAGCTTACTGAAATGGTTTATAATATTAATTTGGTTAGCAGGTATCTTAACCATTGTATCGAATATATTAGGTGTAGCAGGAGTGTTAACTCTTGTTGAAAAGAAAGTTGTGTTTAACTCTCAATATTACATGCCATTTGACTTAAGTGTGCATGTTCACAGTTATTTGCTGATTGTGAGTTGTGTTTATACCTTTATTTTTATGGGTACAATTACTTTTGACAATATCTTTGCTTTGAACAAAAAAATAATGAAGAAACAAAAAAAGAAAACTGGAAGAGAGGAGATGGTAACAAATGTTCATCCTAGATAACGTTATGATCATCTTAATATTAGTAGCATTTTTATTTATTTTATTTACTTTTTTGACTATCTTAACGTTCAGTAGAGGATTCTTAACTGCTATTTATCTCACTTTTATATTCTTTGATATGTTCTTCAGAATGCCTTTCAAAGCAATACAATCTATGCATAATGATAGAGAAAAAATAATAAAAAATCTTGCGAAGTCTGACAAACTTTCTAATGAACATAAAGAATATATCACTTATATTCTTCAAAAAAGAAGTAGGTTGTTTGTTAGCCTTTATAAAGCTGGTGAATTTTCTTACTCCGAATTAATGGTAAGCTTAGGAACTTGGTATAAAAATCAACCTTTCAAGGTTCGTGTGAACTTTTCTAAACAAAAAAGAAAAAGTTATGAATCTAAATATATCAATAGTTTGAAGAAAGATATCACAGGTTTAGAAATAATAAGCCAGTTCAATTAATATAGCTTAGATCCTTAGAGAGCATTCCAGGAGAGTGCTCTTATTTTAATTGGAGGAAAAAGCAAAGTCCATAGGTTATTTTGTATATATAATATTGAATAAAAATCCCCATTAAGAAAAACTAAAGCACGAGTCGTATTACAAGGTTAGACTCTTTGCTTTAGTTTTGAAGTTGAATTTATTACATCGTTTGTAGTCTTGAAATCATATATCTTGTCATCTCATCTAAATTCATATTGTTAGGGATAGAAGAAATTTCTTCACTGACATCTTTATATGTAATTCTTTTGCCCGTTTGAATTTCTTCAACAAGTTTAGGAATTAAAGAGCTGACGGTCTTATAATAAACCAGGTATTCATTTTCATCTACAGTAACTATTGCGGTATTTACATTATTGTTATACATCCATACGCTTGACACTAGTTTCACCTCCTTATTTCAATTACAATATTCGACAATTAAAAGGTATTTCCTACTAATTGTTGATATAATTAAAAAGAGGGAGGTGATAAAAATGAGAGAAAACGAAAAATTTCTTTATAATGTTTCGTATTTACAAGAAAGGCTAGACGATGCTTTTAGTGATGCTAGGGCATCCTACAAAGTTCTTGAGAAACACGATTCTGATTTGAGGTATCAATTGTCTCTAACTTATATGAATATGTCTTTTCAAAGTTATATAGAGGCTAAAAGAATCTATAAAGAAGCTCATTTAGAGCATCGCGAATTCGAGGGTTTCTTTGAAGCCTATAAAAAATATAAGTTTGAGTTAAAAAAAGTTATTACTGAAAAAGATCAAAATACCTCATGGCTATATTCAAGGTATGAAACCTTATCAAAAGAGAAGAAAGAATTAGATCTCTTTATTAAAGGAGTCTTTCAAAACAGTTAATGAAAATAGGGGATAATATGAGTACAGCAGGACGTTAGAGTCATTTAGACCCAGGTGGCGCTTCACCTGTATTATGTAAAGATCCAGGGGGTACTGCTCCAACATTAGATCCTGGTGGAGTAGTGCCATCAATGGATTCAGGTGTTATTTAAATTTAATAGTTGATAAGGAGAACGCTGAGTAAATTAGTGTTCTTTTTTTGTTGAAATAAAAGTAAGCCCGTAATCAAACAACGCATATAAAACATCAGGCACCTCCGGTACGATAAATGTATCAATCAAAGGAGGTGCCATTATGTCTACAAACAAATTAACCATTGTTCCCGTCAAACTCGATCCTATTCCAGTTGAAATTTCTTCGAATCATTCTCTCCAATACACTGCTGAGCCAAGTTGTGTAATTAAAACCGCTGTGGCTGAAATTTCCTTCTTCAATGGCGTAGATGAGCGCATTATCCAA